TTGATAAATCAACTTATCCAAGTAATTACACACCCCAACAAAGAGCAAGATTAATTAGAGAAGCCAAACAAAAGCAGAAACTGGAAGATAAGAAACACAGTTTGTTTAGCGACACAATAAAAGATCCAGACATAAAAAGAATTGCAAGAAGATTTGTTGATCAACCAAGAGCAGTTGATACTTGGAAGATGATTGAAAAAACTATGACGCCAAAGGAGAGAAGAGAGTTTTACAAAGACAAAAAAGAAAAACCAAAAGATTTATACAAAGATATTCCACCAGGACCAGACCTGGACCAGTTATCAAAAGATATAAAGTCCCCTTCTTTAACAGACGAGGCATCGGTTACAGGAACAGTTATTGTTGTTGTTGAACTACCTGAACCTGTGCCACCTCCTTGTTTAACAGTAGTTCCACTGAGAGTTAATTCTTGGTCAACAGGATTAGTCGTTACATAATATGCAACAACCTTTACTTCTTGCCCAAGATCGACCCCTTCTGTTTTAACTTCTAAAATCTCAGAAACATCTGAGTCTGCCCCCGCTAAAAATTGTTGGCTGTTAAGATTAAATGTTTCTGTTTTAATCCCCGCTTTTACCTTAAAAACAACAGTTACTTTACGAGAATCTGATACAGTGGGGGGAAGAGAAAGATCAGGGAAAGATGGGGTGATGATTAGATAATAACCTTGAGAAGCCGGAGAGAGGTCTGCTATCGGTTTTAACTCGTTCTGGGATGGGGCATACCCATCGTCCACAATACCAAAAGCAGCCAGCGTGTTCTCACCAGCACGGTCGTTTCGGCCCACGATGTTGTAATCATGGAACTGGGATCTTATTTCTTGTGGGTAAGAATAATCTACAGTGTCGCCAGTTGGGTCGAGCAAAGCCGCAATTACAGATTCTGCATAATCGGGGATCGTGAAGGTGCCGTCAGAAGTAGATACAACGTGTTCAAACAAAAGATCCCGCCACAGCCCCATGTTGTAGAGGCGGGGTAGGGCGAGGTTCAGTTCTTTTCTAAACTGTGGGGCACCAGTATCTCCCTGCGCTGCGGGCGACCCACACAC